TAATTGTGTTCCAGACGACGCTGATAATCCTTTAGATCAATCAACAGCTAAAGCCGGAGATAAGATTGCTGAATTGATTTATAGACATAATAATGCAATATTTCTATGGCTTCGCGCTCTCTATGTTTATTGCACAGAAGGCATGATTGCATGTTATTCATATTCAAAATCTAAAGAAGAGTATGGAACATATGATAAGCCTAAATACAAAGATGAAGAAGTAGAATCTTATGTTTGTCCTGAGTGCGGTTCTCGCCAACCTGACGAACTATTCTCTTCATCTGAATTAGATGAATTTAGTCCAGACGAAGATGATGTAGATATTAAAAATGTCTTATCTAAGGGACCAATTTGTATAGAATGTGGAACTGCTCTTGATTCGGCTTTACAGAAAACTAAACTTATTATTCCTCGTCTAATTGGAATAACTAAGGAACCAAAAAGCAGAATATGTTTAGAAATTTATGGAGGATTATATGTTAAAATTTCTAATTCTGCTAAGAAGCAGAAGGATACGCCCTATTTAATATTTGCACATGAAACTCATTATGCTAATGCTTTAGAATGTTATCCAAAACTTAGAGAGAAAATTCCACAGGGTGGATGGTCTAATATTGGAGCTAATGATCCATATGAACAATATGGAAGATTAAATACACAATATCGTGGAGAATTTCCAACTGAGAACGTAACAGTTAAGAATTGTTGGCTAAGGCCGGCGTCGTTTAACGTCCTTCCTGAAGATGGTTATAAGAAATTAAAGAGGAAGTTTCCTGACGGTGCTAAATTTGTAATGGTTAATGACGTTCCAGCAGAATATGAAAATGAATCTTTGGATGATCATTGGACATTAACAGAGAATCCATTATCTGATTTCTTAAATCATGATCCCCTTGGAGAATTATTAACAAATGTTCAAGATATCACAAATGATCTTATTTCATTAACTCTTCAAACAATTGAACATGGTATAGCTCAGACATGGGCTGATCCATCTGTTGTTAATTTTAATGCCCAGAGACAAATAGAAGCAATGCCTGGGACATTAACTCCTACTAAACCTGTTTCTGGCTCAAAAAATATTGGTGAGGCATTTCATACGTCTCAAACTGCTTCTTTATCTCCTGAAGTATTTAATTTCTACAGAATCATACAAGAATTAGGACAATTCGTATCCGGTGCTCTCCCATCTATATTTGGTGGTAGTTCTGGAGCTGGAAGTTCTAGGACAGCATCTGAATATGCAATGTCTAAGAGTATGGCATTACAAAGATTACAAACTCCTTGGAAGATGATGACTATATGGTGGAAAGAAATATTTGGTAAAGTTATACCAATGTATATGAAGAATATGACTGAAGATGAGAGAATGGTTGAAAAAGATAAACAAGGTAATTATATTAATGTTTTTATTCGTAAAGCTGAAATAGATGGTCGAATTGGTAGTATTGAATTAGAACCAGATGAGAAACTTCCAATAACTGATGAACAGCAAGCTGATATGATTATGCAGTTGTTCCAGTTGAATAATCAAGAAATTACATCTGCATTGATGGACCCAGATAACATTCCATATATTGCTAAAGTAGTTAAGATTCCACAGTTTAAATTACCTGGAGAAGCGGATAGACAGAAACAATACGAAGAAATCGTTGAGTTAGTTAGTGGTGCTCCTATTCCTCCAGATCCTCAAGAATTACAGCAGGCTTTAGTATTAGCTAAGCAAGGACAGATTGTTCAACCTCCTGCTGAGAAGAGTTCAGTAGAAATTGATGTAGACATAGATAATCATCAAATCGAAGCCTCTATTTGTAAATCTTGGATTATTTCAGCCGCTGGCAGATTAGCTAAGCAAGAGAATCCTAACGGATATAAAAATGTCTTATTACATATGAAAGCACATATGGCTATTGTTCAACAGCAAGCTCAAGCAGCTCAATTACATGAAGATCAAATAGCATTGGCTACCGGAGTTAAAAAACAAACTTCAGATGTTCCGAATAAGGTTGGGAATTCTCCAGCCGAGAAACCGAAGCAAGCTGAAAAAGTGAATAGTGAGAACAATGTCAGAAATCCAATCTCCTGAGAGTGCTGTAAAGGTTCCAACCGCTAAGACGGCTGATGATATTAATGATCTTTTTAAAGAGATTGATGTAGATGATAGTAAGAAGGTTCCAGAAAATAAGAAAGAACCTAAAAAAGATAAAGAAGAAGTAGAAGAAGATGATGATATTGAATTAGTAGAAATTGATGAAGATATTGAAAAGATTGACTTAGCTAAACCAGATGATGTAGAAGATATAGAAGCTCCTCCTCGTAAGAAAGAGATACTCAAGGAATTTCCAGAATTATTTAAGAAATTCCCTTTCTTAGAAAAGATAATGTATCGTGATAAACAATATAATGAATTATTTGGATCTTTTGATGATGCTAAAGAGATAGCTGAAAGATCTGAATCTTTTAATCAATTTGAAACTCAGCTTCTTTCTGGTAACACTATAGACATTTTAAAAAATGTTAAAGATGCTGATGAGAAAGCCTTTAATATTATTGTAGATGAATATCTTCCAACATTAGCAAAGGTTGATAAGGAAGCATATTTTCATGTTGTTGGAAATCTCAATCGCAGATTAATTATGGAAATGGTTCAAGAGGCTAATGATACTAATAATGATGACTTAAAACAAGCTGCTCTGCTCGTAAATCAATTCGTATTTGGTAGTTCTAAGTTCACAGCTCCTACACTTCGAGAACCAAAAAAGGATGATGTTGAACAAAGCAAGGTAGAAGCTGAAAGACTCTCATTTGTTAAAGAGCGATTTGAAAGTGCTAGAGATGATCTTCAGACTAAAGTTGATAACACATTAAGAGCTACAATATCTGATTACATTGATCCTAAAAATGTTATGTCTTCTTACGTTAAACGTAATGCAGTTTCAGATGCCATGAAACTCTTATCATCTTCAATATCATCTGATTCTTCAGTTGTAAAGAATTTAGACAGACTCTGGAAGTCTGCATTTGATTCTAAATTCTCTAAAGATTCTTTAGGGAAGATTCAATCCTATTATTTATCTAAGGCTAAAGGTAATCTCAAGAATGCTATTTTAAAATCTCGTGCTGAGGCTTTAAAAGACCTCGCGCCAAAACGCGAAAAAGTAGAAGAGGTAGAAGATCAAGAAGAAACTCCTCGTAAGAGGAATATAACACCTGGCAGACCTTTCCAGCCACAAAGTAAAAATGGAATGAAAAAGGGTGAATCTGTAGCAGACTTTTTTGCCCGAGATTAAACAGATTAACAATTAGGAGAGAATCAAATGCCTGGTGCTGTTGTAGAATCAGTTGTTGCCGGAACTGAACTTGAAAGAGTTCTTCCAAAGGTTACAACTGTCTTTGAATCCGACGATACTTTCTTTGGTAATATTAAGAAGCGTGATGTTGAAGTAGTTTCATATAGAGAGATGCGTGCTCCTATGGAATTAAGACCTGGTGGTAGATTCCAGTATTTTAATCCTGATGGTGGAGATATGGGACGTGGTGGCGGTCCAACTTGGGATAAGGCCGTTCTCCGACCTGTATTTCTCTCTGAGAATATTGAATATACTAAGTTAACTCAGTGGTCTACTGATGACCGTAGAAAGTCTGTAATTAATGCCGTCCGTCGTTTAACGGCTGGAGCAACTGTTGAAATTAAAAGACAGTTAGATGCTCAGTTACAGGGTACGGGAACTGGTCAAGTAGGAACTATTACTGTTGTTTCTACATCAGGTGGTGTTGATACATATACGTTAGATACTGAATTTGGTGCTCGTTTAGTTCGATATGATCAGGTTGTTCAGGTTTTTGATACTACATTAGCTACATTCCGTGGTAAGGGTGTTATTACATTATGGGATGTTGAAAATAAACAGATTCAGGTTACTCCAGCTATTGCAGGTGCTGTTGCTACTGACGTATTAATTGTTGATGGATTAACTAATCCTACTGCATTACCTGGTTTGTATGGTGTTCCATATCATCACAGTAATGCATCTACTGGTACATGGTTAGGTTATGATCGTGCTTCTACTCCAGAAATTAAGTCTAACCGAGTTAACGGTGGAAGTGCTGCTCTTACATTGCCATTACCCCGATTAGCTATTAATAAGATTGGTAATAGGGTTGGTATTGATAATAATTTTGATCCTACTGCTTGGACACATCCTTGTCAGGCACAGGCATATGAAGAAATTGGTCAGTTAGTTTCTATTATCCATAAGGCACCTAAAGATGAAGCATTAAATCTTTATTTCGGTGATAATATGCAGTTAGCTGGTGCTCCTATTAAGCAGCATTTTAATTGGTCTAAGAAACGTATTGACTTTGTTGTTAGCTCTATGTGGGGTCGAGCGGAGATTCTTCCTATTGGATTTTACACATCTGATGGTCGTAGAATCTTTGAACTCCGAGGAGCGAGTGGTGGTGTAGCTGCGGCTGATATATTCTATATGGTTGTTGGATTCCAGACTTTCGTTTTGAATCCTGCGGCTACTGCATATATTGACGCATTAGCGATTCCATCTGGATATTAAGGAGAAATAAAATGAGTGATCTACTCTTTCAACAGCTCTCTACTGTCCAGAGTGATAAACAGATACAGCCAAATACTCTTGCTAGTGCCGCTGCTATTGCTCCTACTACTAAGTTTACTCGTCTTACCGGAACTACACCTGTTACTACTATTACTCCTCCTGTTAGTGGATATTGTGAATTAACATTCGTATGGACTACTGGAACTTCTAATGGATTTACATCTAGTTCAGCCGTTAATGGTATCGCTGTGACATATACAACTATTACTGATAGGCCAATAACATTACATTTTGATCCTAGAACTGCTCTCTGGTATCCAGCGGCAGTTGTTTAATTAATAAAAAGGAGTGTCTGCTTCATAATTCTGTGAGGCAGACACTCCATTCTCTGTCTTCAATTAAGAAGATCGAGCATAGCTCGGGAGAAAAGAAAATGGCTGAATCAACTCTCATTCCGCCCCAGAATCTCTGGGGTTCAGTTAGACAGTTCTTTAATCGTGGTGGATTTGTTAATGGTCTGAATCCGACTGTTGTTGGACGTATTTGGTATGTTACTGGTGAACAAAATACAGCAAATTTAGGAAATAGTGGTTCTCCTAGTTTAATTGTTCAGGGTTCAAATACAAATACAGGTCGTTCACCTAGTTCACCATTTGCAACTATCGCCAGAGCATTAGCATTAGTTGATCAATATGATATTGTTGTTCTTTCAGGAGTATTTAGAGAGCAAGTTGTAGCTCCTGTTGGTGTATATGATGTTACTATTATTGGTTCTGCTAATGAGCCTAGACAAGCTACAAATGGCGGTGTTGCTACTGGTGGTGGATCATCTTGGTTAGCTCCAGCATCTCCAGTAGCTACTACACCATTAATTAGAGTTATTTGTCAAGGTTGGAAGTTTATAAATTTACAGATGGCTCCTGTAGCTGCTAGTGCATGTATTACATTTGATAGACGCGAAACTGCGGCAATTCCAGATAGTAGTCATGGATCTGTTAGAAATTGTTATTTCTCTACAGGTGGTTCAGCAGGACATGGTGTTGAATTAATTGAAGTTAAGAAGATTGTTATTGAAAATTGTGTATTCGAAGCATTAACTGGTGCTGGTGGGCATGCTATTAAATCTACTGCTGGAGCTGGTGTTGCTAATACTAATCATGGTACTATTCAGGGATGCAAATTTGTTCAGAATGCTAATGATATCTTTGTTGTTGGTGATAGTTATCTAGTTAGAAATAACGTATTTTATTCAACCAATCCTGTTACAGTTGGTAATCGCGTAAATTTCCTTGGTGGAACTGATACATCTGTGCTTGATAATAGCTTCAAGGATGTTGCTGCTGATATTACTATTGCTAAGGGCTATAAACCTGGAACTACTGGACAATGGCGTAATTGGTCTTCCGATACTAACGTCCCTATCATAACTGTTCCTG